ATCATATTCTCTACTAGCTCTTGTTAATACTTGTACTATTTTTGCCATTATCTACGTCCATCTGGTTGTATATCTAATCTAAAAGTTCCTAGCTTCCAATCTTGACTAGCTGCGGTATTTTCTATTTTTAAAGCCACAGCTCTCGCTCTTGCACGTGTGTCTACTTTAGTTGTAGAACTAGTCACATCAAAAGGTCCTAAAGGTGAACTTGATTGTGAANTATTTGGATAATTTTTTAATTGTATAGTAACTCTTGTTGATCCCGTTTGTGATATAAAATCTGGTACAAATCTTCTTATCTTCATTAAAAATTCACCATCCCCTCTAATATCAGCTGTTCCCGTCGTTGCACCTCTTGCAAGTCTTTGAGTAATATCAAAATCTCCAGAAGATATATTAGCAGTAACTGCTGTAATAGTTCCGTTTTTATTTTGATCAGTTCCTGTTTCATGTTGATAATATGTTGTTATACCCTCTGTATTTCCTACAACATCAAAAGATGTATCTGTATCTGCATCGTATTCTGCTGCATGTGGACTACCAAATACTGCAGAGTCTTTCCAAACAGTTCTAGATAATGATCCATTTGTCCATACAGGTCTTTGTGGTGATGAATCAAAATAATTGTAAGCTACCATTCTATTTACAACAGAAGATGAAGAAGTTGGATAAAACCAAATAACTTCACCAAATAGATTATTTAATCCTGCTGATACCATTTGATTACCTGATTCTAAATTTATATCATCAAAAACAAAATCTTCTACTAAACACGGTAATGATTCTAGTTTACCTGCATATCTAAAAAAACCATTCTCTGACATCCAATACGCAGCGCCGTCAACTTCTACACATGCATTTTTTCCAACTAATCCACAGTTAGTTCCAACCTGTGCAAATGCAAAAGTAAATGGTTGACCTACAAAACGTTGAGTAAATAAAGATGTATCAGTCCAAACATAGATTGCATCTCTACCACGTATCGCTCCAATGATCTTTGATCCGTCGGCCAGTCTTTGTGTGCCAGCTGTATTAGTTGCTGTAGGTGTATATGTATTTATATCTTCTTGATCCGAGAATCTAATAAACATTTCATCTTGTGTTTGTGTGTCTCCAATAGTTGTTTCTGTTCCAAAAAAGACTAAGTGACGATCAGGTGTTGATACAACCATATGACGTGATGCTGTTGGTGCACCTGATATAATAGTTGCTCTTGTGGTTGTTGCATTTGATAAAGATGAGTCCCATTCAAAACATGCATTGTTAGCAATTAAACAAATAGCTTTGTCACCAAAATTATCTAGTGACCACATACCAGGTTCAATAACTAAATCTCCTGATGCTGCCTCTCCCCATGCCACAAAGTCTGATGTATTAGTAATCGTAGCTCCATCGCTATGTGATGCAGCTGTTGTGTTTCTAACTCCTCTAGTTACACCTGTTAAAGTGTTTGTTGAAATACCTGTGTAAGATATTTCTTCAGTTCCTATTTTAATAAAGTTAGTTCCTGAACTAGGAAACTGTGATGCATCTGTTAATACAATAGTTGTTGTTGAATCATTAATAGCACCATTTAAGGTAGTTGTAGTTGCACCAGGTTCTTCTCCACCCCAAGATCCTAACCCCCATCCAAAACCTTTTGCTTGCACAGCTGGTCCAACAGGATAATAATGTTGAACTCTAATACCACCTGATGTTGTTGCACCAGATCCTGACTCATTTGATGGCATTGTAATTGTAAGAGTATTAGTTGATGGTACAGATGTTACCATGAATTTTTTATCATCAAAATCAGACGCACTAAAATTAGATCCCGTAATTGTAGTAAAATTATCTAATAAAAGTATTTCACCTGCGGCAATATTATGTGCACTAGAAAAAGTTAATGTTACAACCGCTGATCCATTTGTTGTGCTAAATGCGTTTGTAAGAGTTGTTGTAGTTTTAATTGGGTGTATGTCATAAAACACACCTCCAGAAAAAGCATATAAAATTCTATTTGTGCCTATAATAGCATATTTTCTGCCTAAACTATTTACATAATGGTGTAAACCTCTAGCAGCTCCTGTTAGATCATCTGTTCCTAATTGTTTCCACCCACCTATCTTTTCAGGCGTGCCATATCTAAATCTAACATTATCGCAGTCTATCCATTGACCCTCTGCTGTGGTTTCTGATATTTGTTTATTTATACCTGGCTGAAATCCTATTTTTTGTAGCATAATAGACCTTTATACCGTATTTAAATGTTTTTGAATAGAATTATTCTTCTATAACGTCTTTATCGTTTTGAGTCAAATTTAAATGTTGACCTTCATTGCTAGTTAAATTTTGCACTTCTGAAGGAAAATAATCATTAATTTCAGCAGCTATTTTTACAAGAGTATTACTAAAGTGTTTTAAAGTAGGGGCATCTAAAGTAAAATAATTTCTTTTATTTAACATCTCAACTTCTTGTTTGGTAAACATTAAAATACCTGATCCATCTTTTTTATTTTGCATTATTTTCATTTTTTATCCTTATCTTAATTTTTCATTGTGTTCATCATTTTTATACTTTGCTAAAGGTCCATTTGCATTAACGTAATGTAAAAATAATTGTATATGATAATCTCCGGTGTATGGTTTTCTCCAGTGCTCATATTCTGTGCCTTTATAAATTACACCATCTCCAGGTTTTAAATTTATAGGAACACCATCTATATAAATAGGCCACTCAACACCATCGGAGCCTATGGCAATCGTAGATGATATTTCACATGCGTTTCTATCTTTATGTTTTTCTAGTTCAGCATTATACGTGTAACATCTCCAAAAAGAATATGTTTCGTTTAATGTTAAGTTAATATGTTTTTCAAATATTTTTTTCTTATGTTTTAAGTAAGCGTCCATCAAAGGATCTCGATAAAAACATGAATCTCCATTATTATTTTGATCTGTATCAAATGAAGTCTGATTATAAAAATGTCTACTTTTACAATAATCATTTAAAATATTTAATTCTTTTGAATTAAATATTTTTGGCACTATTTTATATTTCCAGTTTAAATTAGCCATGATACAATTGTATAACGTTTTCCTTTTGTAACTGGAGACACAGAATGTGGAAATAAAAAATTAGATGGCCACAGCACACATCTTCCAGGTTTTGGTTTTATTGTTTTATAAATTTTGTTATGATCTTTAGGATCATGAAAATTTAATTCTCCACCTTTATAATCATTATTTAAAAATAATATAACGCTCATAGTTCTTGGTATTAATCCAGAGTGATCACTATGAACTACATACTTACCACCTTTTTCATATTTTAAAGCTTCAAGTGAAGCCATTTGTGTAGCATGAGTTTGATAATGTTTTTCATATTGACCATGATAACCATCTATTACGGTTTTTAAAAAATTTTTCCAATGAATACCACTATAGCTATTGTCTAAAAAATCATATCCCTCGGCATTTCTAATGTCTTTTCTAATACCTCCACGCACAACTCCCATTGGTTTAAATAAAGCTTTATTATTTAAAAATTTTAATAAACTAGAAATAGTTCTGGTTTGTATACCTCCATTATAACATTTTATATAATTTTCTAATTCCATCTTTTTTTCTTCCAAAACAATCTTTTATAGTTATTTACTAAAAATTTTTTAATTTGAAAAAAACCTACTACTCCCTCATGTAAAGGTCTTTCCTTAATTACCATTTTCCAAGATTCTCTTTTAAAAGGTATTACTTGAGCAAGGGGAGTTCCTCTTTTAATAACAGTTTCTAAAGTAGGATATTTATCGCCATTTATTATTATTGGAAGATTTACTTCTCCTTCATAAGTATCTGTATCAACAATTCCAGAAATTATTTCAAATCTATCATCATAATTATTTAATGGTGGAACAAATAAACAAGAATATCCAGGTGGAGTTTTAATAAAAAAAGGATTTAATATTTTATAAAAAGGAAGTTCTTTGTTTTTTTGATGAAACGGACATTTAGGTCCTAATTGATTAGTGCCATGAATATCAGTATTTGAAGTATTTATATTTAATCTGTATCTTGCAGACAGTTGATGAGCATCATTATAAGAGTATCTAAAAAAACTGTCATTTTCACCTTTTTCATTTTTAAAATTATGTTTTAAATAAAAATCTTGAGGCATTTTTATAACATAACCTGCTGTTAAAGAATCTAAAAAAGGCATACAACCTTTTATAGTATGTGCTTCTTTAGAGTGTTTTAATTCCTTATACCACTTTGGTACATGTTTTAGTGAAGGTTCGGGAAAAACATCGTTAAGTAATTTTTCAGTTTTTTCAGGGTAAAAAAATTCTATAATATTATCTTTCATAATTCTATTTTAACTATACTTAATCTACTAATTAAGTAAAGATCTAAATATATCTACAATCAATATATTTATTATTTTCTCTTAAAACGTCTTGGATGCTTTTTGTAGGATATGTCAAAGCTGATGTATCAATATTATTAATAAAATTTAAAGCATCTTGAGCCATAGAAATTTTAGATTGATTTGGTCTTTTGTTTATTTTTTTTTCTAGCCCTTTTTTCATTTGATTAAAATAATTCATGTATACGTCTTCATTTTTCATCATATTATCTTCTATAGGATCTTCATCAATTACTGATGCAACATTATCAACTATAGTTATTTTTTTTGTGCCATTAACAAGACCATCATACTCAGCTTGTGTAATATCAAACATAGAATATAAATTTGTATTACCGTGGTGAATATACTGTAAATCTTCATCTGTTGATCCTGCACCTACAAGGCTTCCATGATGCAAAGGAACTTGACTTGTGTTTTTAAAAATTAACTTAGCCATTTTAACCAATGTCCTCGTAAATTAAAATTCCACCATCGGATCCATCTCTACCATTATCTGGGCCAGCTGGTGCATTTGGAATTAATCCACTTGCTCCACCTACTCCGCTTTGTTCTAATCGAGCTAGTCCACTTCTGTCAAAACCAGGTATTTTTCCTCCTGCTTGTGGAAGATTTGAAGCATTTGCTATACCTGTAAAATTACCAGAATAAGTTGCAAGATCATTTTGACCACCTACATCTCTCATCATTATATGTCCAGAAAAAAAATGAGGTGGATAATCTGCTCCTGCAGGTTGAACATAAGAATAAGTTTCATTACTAACTGATCCAGGAGTTCCAGCATTTGTTCCACCTTGTGGAGTTGGAAAACCTTGTTGTCCTCCGTTTCCACCATTAGCAGTTAAATTTGTATCAAAAGTAGTCGCTGATCCTGCTTGTCCTGCTTGTTGAGGATTGTTTAAACCTCCACCGCCACCTTCTCCAATTGAAAATGGAGCAGTATATGGTTGTGATACAGGAACTTTAAAAAATCCATACCCACCATGTCCACCTACTCCCCCAAGAGCAACGTTAGAAGCTCCACCGCCTCCACCGCCTCCTCCACGAATGTAAACGTGTAGTTTTGAAGTGCCTGGTTGAGCAGTAAATGTTGTTGGACTTGTTCCAGAGTGTATACTTTGTGTTCTAACCATATTAGTCGCTGAAACTGAACCTGAGGAAGCTGCAATAACTCTTCCATCAGAATCAATAGTTAAATCTGCTGTTGTAAAAGTTCCTTTTGCTGGTTTAATTATCCTTGGCATTAATTATCTTTCCTCCTTAAAATTAATCTACCATTTCTACATAAGAAACATGAAATGCTAAATCGTTAGCAGCACCAGCTGTAACAGCAATTAAATCAGTTTCATCTAAATAGATAGGTCTGTTAATTAAATCTAATGTTGAATCGGCAGGCACTGAAATTGTGCTTGCTATTTTATAATAAGTTGAACCATTGTCGTTACTAATCTCTACTGTTGCATCAACAGCGTTAGTTCCATCAATGTTCGCTAATAATATTGTATCAATTCTAACTGCAGTTTCTGCAGGGACATCAATCATAGTAGTTCTGTTTGTATCAGATAAACTACCCATAGCATTCTTAGGTGTGATTGTTGCTATATTTGCAAGATTNGGTGTTGCCATATTTTATTCTCCTTTTATATTAATACCCGAAAATCATGGATAAGACAATACCTTTTCCATCTGTTGTTATTTTTTGTGTTGAACTAGTACCATTAGCATTAGTTAATTTACCAACTCCTGTGCCTTTTGGCACCAAAGTAAGGTCTATGTTAGAGTCTCCACCAACTGCTGAAATAGTAGGACTATTACCAGTTGCAGCGTTTGTTATATCAAAATGGTTGACTGCAGAGGCTGTTGTTTGAAATTGTAATTGTTCGTTTCCATTTTCGTCTCTAATTCCATGATCATCATCAAAGTCAATCATAAAAGAGTTAGTGTCTAAATTACCACC